ATTAGGTCTACCATCTACAGTTGTAACATCAGCAAACTCTTGGAATACCTGACTCCATCTGTTCTGCGATACCACCATCGTGATCTCATCGGTGATACGTAGACCAAACTTACTAATGAATTCAGACGGCGATCCAAATCCCTCAACATTAATCAGTAGCATTTCAATCATGTATTGAGTATTAAACTCGGAATACAAAATGTCATTCAATGCTACATCTTTAATCATCTTCCGAGGAAGATAGTAGACATCACTACCGAACAATCTAATCTGCTCATCCACTAAACTTTGGATAAGTGATTGCTCTGTACTAACACCACCGTGTTGAGGAAAGTAAATACTTTTCATCCGATCATATCCATTGGGGGAAGTTCATAGTAAGAAGAACTCTTCGCCATGAGAGCATCAATTTCTTTTTGTGCATCCTCAAACAACTGTCTACCATTGAGTGATACACCACCAGGTAGTTGTACGTTGTTAAACTTGATTAGGTTCTGACCCCACTGTCTCTTGATCAGTGCAGTTAGATATTGCTTGACAAAACTATCGTTATAGACTTGACTAAAATCATCTGGATTGAGATAACGTTGACAATCAATCAACAAATAATTACCTTCAATCATTCTTGCTTTATCAATATCAAGATACAACCTGTCTGATCTTTGATTAAATCTAAACTGAACCAATGATCCAGTCTGGACAATCATGTCAAGTGTCTCAAAATATTGCTTGAGCATATAGTAATTTGACATATCAAAATTACCAAAAGCAAATCCTGATGAGAACGAAAAGATGTCCATCAGGAAGTATTGGTTATTCATACCAAAGAGATTGTTTCTCGCAAAGTTAGATGAGATACCCATCACTTTAGAGATGCCAACTATATGTTCTGGAATTTCAATAAAGTTCTTTCTAGTCAACCAGGTAGATGCATCAGGAGCTGGTGTTGATGACGTTTCATCAGCACTATCAAAACGTGTTACATCGTCTGCTGTAATCTCATGTTTGAGATACATTTGTTCAACGCCATCAAAATGACGCTCTCTATAGTATTGGAAAGCATCATCAATCAAGTCATCCAGTTGATCATCATCTACGTTAATTTCAAGAACTGGATGACCGAGACGCCTCAAACAATAATCTTTGAGTTCTTGTCTACTTGAGGGTTCTGCCATTAGTTACTCCTTATGCCTGTGCTTCAGACCAACGAATGTTAATCGTCGCATTAACTGCGCTACCAGAAGTTAGATAAGCGTTGATCGCTAGTACGTCTGGACCGTTGGGGAATGTACCTCTACCACCGATAGGAGTGTTAGTAAGTTCCTTCAGTTCTGATAGATCGATGTTATCTCTGGAACCAGGTGCTGCAGTGAATGCAAAGACCTGCTCTCCAGGAGTTGCTGCACCAGTTAGAGGTGCGAACACATAGGTAGAAGATCCTGCAGAACCAGCTCTAGTTCTGTCAGAGAACTGAACCCAGGTCGTACTACTATTTCTTCTAAAGATGTTAGCAACAGTAGTTCCTCCTCTCAAGTCACCACCAGTTACCTCAAAACCAATCTGCACACCAGAGATGTCAGAGGTATTAAAGAAGACATAGTTGGAATTATAGTTTTGTGTGCCAGCGTTTGATGCTGAAACTGGAGAGATACCACCGATGAATGTGATATCACCACCAGATGCAATCTGTGCGAACGATGGTTGTCCACCAGAACCACCTGTATTCAGACCTGCCCAGGTAACATCGTTTGGATCGGTTGGATAGTTTTTAGGATTAAGAACACCCTCAATAATGATACCTTGCGAACTTGATCCACCCTGTGCAGTAATCTCAATGTTCTTGAGTAGCAACTGTGCTCGGTTGATTAGTTCTCTCTCACCTAGGTCACCAGTGATAGCATTAGAAACACTAGGAGATAGTCTGATCAAGAAGATTGTAGACTTGGTAGTTGTAAGTTCAACTTCTTTTTCTTGGTAGTTGAATAGGTATCCACGATCTTCATCGAATCCACCATCAGTTAGGAATGCAGAACCCCAGTGATTAATCTGTGGTGTTGCTGTGTTTGATAGTAGAATAACACCAGTGTTTTCTGCGTGTTGTGCAGCACTACCTGCTTTGTATGTTCTTTGAGAACCTGCAGCAAAGTTAGTGTAATTTGCAGATCTAGTAAGACCTGTTAGATTATTAGTTGCTCTATTAGTGTATCTTACAATTTCATTATTGATTAATAGAGTTCCGTTGTTGGGGAACAAAGATGCATCTTTAAGTGCAATCGTATCAAGTTCTGTATCAGCCAATTGAGTTGCTAGTCTACCTTTAGCACCTTCGTTAATGACCTCATAACGAACTGGTAGGTTACCAGAACGCATGAATGCTTCGTTGTTTCTGTTGTTGTTCTTCAGTCTGTGGCAGAATGTGAAGTTACCAGCGGGACCTCTGAACATCCAGTCAATGAATCCAGCACCATACCAGGTGTATTGGAATCCAATCATCTGCATCCTGTTGATTTGGATGTCATATCCAGACTTACCAGTTCCATCACATCTATCAATGTTCCACTGATTTTGTGGGATAATAATTTCTTTAGTCAGTGCTGCTTTGACGTTAACTGCATTAGAAACTCCTCTAAAGTCTGGGTTCATATACAGTCTAGTGTTGTTATCAATTTTGGTGATAACGTGAGACATACCACGAACGACAATTCTGTCACCAACAGATAACTGTTCAGTAAACTTGGTGTTAGTTCCAGTAAGTTCGTTAGAGTCTGAAGTTGCTGTTACTACACCAGCAATCTGGAATGTAGAAGATCTCAATCCGACAGCAATGTTAGATCCGTCATACTGGAAGAAGATACCATTCTGATCATCAAATGCACCAGCACGAACCGTAGCACCCTGCCATCTATACAGAGCAACAACTGGCTGATCGCCAAATGCTGCTGATGTAGATGCTAGGTTATTCTGTGCAAGAACAGTAAATGTAATTTCATCAATAACCGACGCTACAGTGTAGTGATCATTATATCCTGCTGTGGTCAAACCAACTAGCTGAACTTCTGCACCAACCTGTAGACCGTGATTAAGGTCATCAGTAACACAAGTAATGATACTACCAATTGAAGTTCCATCAGCATCCACACTTCTCAAGTCGTAAGAAGGTGCGAACAAAGCACCAGTGGTATACATGATACCTTTACCAGACTGATATCTGATATACTTCTTGGATTGACGAACTGCTTGTGCGCCGTGTGCAGGAGAACCTGTACCCAACTGAACACCACCATCAAATGGTCTGTGTGTATAGAATGAATCAGTTCTTGGATATACAGAACCAACAATACCGCTTTCGGTAACAGTACCAGTTGTTCTTGCTGTATAAGTAAAGTTGTCTAGACCAGGTACTTCATCTACAAAGAATGGTCCAGATGCTAGATCATGACCAGGAGAGTTAGATGTAATTGATACCAGAATCGTGTCGCCAGGTACTAGACCATGGTTAGTTGAAAATGTTACATTAATCTTCGCAATAGCGGAGTATGTAACTGTGGTTCCATTTCCTACAGTGCTTGTGGTAGGAGCACTCAAAGATACTGCTTTGAAGAATGCAATTGTATCTCCAGAAACTGGAGTACCAGATGCCGTAACCTCTGTAATAGTTCCTGCAACGTCAACATTACTGACGGTAATCGTCATGTCATTTGTAGTTGGAGAACCACCTAGAGAAGCACCAGAAATTGAGAATTGATATCCAATTTTGTATCCAGTACCACCATTAGTAATTTCTGGTGAATAACTACCCGAAGAAATTCTCGGTGTGAACGTTGCATTAAATGCCGTTGGGTTAGCAGTATAGTTTATATACGTTTGATTACCGTCCCAAGGCGTACCAGCAAGAGTGATACCAGTAATGCCACCTTGTGCATCAACTGTTTGTACTGTAATGGTTAGATCATTGACCCCAGCTGTTCCACCAAGAACATCACCATTAATAACGATGTCGTCTAGGTTGGCATAGTTCTGACCAGGGTTTCCAATAGTAACATTGTATGCAGGAGTTGTGCTGGCGCTGAAGTTGGGGGTTACATTATTTGTAACCATTGTTTGTGTATCAGCTTCTTCTGTAAGAACAGAAAGTGTAAATGAAGTTCCTGGGGACAATGCGGTAATATCTAAACTACCACTAGTTGATCCACTAGCCGCATAAACAACTGAAGACGCATTGACTAAACCAATCAATGCATTTCTAACTGCTGTAGTGGTATCACCTGCTAAAGCTGTGTATGTAAAGTCTGTAGTACCATTAAGAGTAATCTTGAATGTATCATCAACTTCGACTGTACCACCAATGATGACCTCATCTACCTGTGCAGTATTCTGACCAGCACCAACTCTTTCAATTTGGAATCCAGCATTGATACCAGATCCAGTTGTGGATGACTGTTCAACACCGTTGTATGTTTGACTGGAAGGAACCGCAGTACCAGTAACATTAAATGTATCAATACCTCCCGAAGCAGTAACACCAGTGATGTGAATGTTGAGATCATTTGTTGGCGATGTACCACCAAGTGCATTACCATAGATGACCAGATCTTCTCCTACAGCAAAATCAATACCCGCTCGGGTTTGTGAATTAGATGGAGTACCTGAAAAATTGATAGATGTGATGACACCAAAAGCATCGACACCAGCAATAGTAATAGTAAGATCGTTAGTAGTATCATCACCACCTAGTGAAGAACCAGGAATGACAATTGTTTCTGTAGCAGAATATCCACTACCAGCATTAG